GCAGCCGATGTTGGTAGCGCAATTCGCAGTATCAATCTTCCAGCGGCAGGTGAAGCAGTTGGTGATATTATGGGTGCTATCTCCATGTTTGGCGGTGGCGGCGATAATCCTAATGATTGGCGAGTTAAATTAAGCATGCCAAACTGGGTTAGTTTTAAAAATAGTGCTGTGCTTAAACCACTGAAAGATGCGGGAGGATTTATATTTCCATACACTCCGGAAATATCAATTAGTAGCACATCAAAATATACCCCAGTTGTTCCGACACACAGTAATTATCCCTTCCAAGCATATCAAAATAGTGATCCTGGCACAATAACTGTTACAGGAGATTTCAACGTAGAAGACAGTACACAAGCATTGTATTGGATTGCCTGTGTTCACTACTTGCGATCAGTTACAAAAATGTTTTCTGGATTTGATCCTAAAGCAGGTAATCCTCCTCCAATTGTAAAGTTAAACGGATACGGAGCATACGTGTTTAAAAATATTCCAGTACTAGTTACATCCATGAAAGTCACGCTAGGTAAAGAATGTGATTATATCAGTTGTAATGTAGTAGGTAGTGCCGCAGGCGAGCTAGCTGGTATCGCTGATAGTATTGGCGGCCTTGCTGACGCAGTTGGTGGAGCCTTACCTGGCTTATCTGGTATTACAAGTACGGTAAGTAGTATAGCAGGCGGCGTCGGCCAAGTAGCAAGCCTATTAGGCAGTTTTGGCCTTGGTGGCTCGACTAGTGGCGGAACAGCACATGTGCCAACAAAGAGTACAATTGTAGTTACATTACAGCCTGCTTACAGTAGAGCAAGTGCTCGTAGTTTTAGTCTTGATAGATTTGTACAAGGTGGATACATGAATAACTCAGTAGGATACGTATAATATGTCAGCAGTATACACAAACTTTAGCCCGTGGGCCACTACGGAAATAAAAGAAAATTATCTTGGGGTTCTATCAATTAGAGCAGTCAGCGCCGAGCCCGATGATTTTTTATATACAATAGAATCACAGTATACACACCGTCCAGATCTACTGGCATATGACTTGTACGGTGAAGCTTCACTATGGTGGGTTTTCATCCAGCGCAATCTTAATGTGCTCCAAGATCCGATATTTGATTTTGTATCGGGCACAAAAATCTATATTCCAAAGTCTAGCAGTTTAAAAATAGTGTTAGGTCTGTAATATGGGTATTCTTGATTCAGCAACAACCGCAGTTTCTGACGTAGCTAACGCCATAACCTCAGGACCAGCATCTGCGCTGTCTAGCGTAACTAATGCTATTTCGGGAGCGTTGGGCGGAGTAGGGTCTTTATTATCTAGCCTAGGCGGATCAAAACTTCCGCTACCAAACATACTATCTCAATATACCACTTATAACTATGTGTTGAGCATTGGTGTATTAACAACTGCTGACCTTAATAATCCCGACGCTACTTATATGGCAGGAAAAAATATACCGTTAATTTGTAAGTCAGCAAACGCAGATCCGTCAAACAGAATTGCTACCGCCTACGGTAAATTTGATTTTTTTATTGAGAATCTCCAACTTCACAGCCAGATGGGATTTCAAAAAAACGCAAATACCAACATTACAAAATTAAGCTTCTCAATCACAGAGCCGTTCAGCATGGGAATGTTCCCCATCACCCTTCAAACAGCGGCATTTCAATACGGCTGGAAAAATTATAGAGATGCTCCCTTCCTGTTAAAAATTGAATTTAGGGGCAACAAAGCAGACGGGTCAATGGCAGTAGTACCACAATCTACTAGATATATTCCTTTCAAATTCATATCAATGAATATGCGTACTAGTGAAAAAGGCACGAACTATGACTGTAAAGTTATTCCTTATAATTTTACTGCGCTTAGTACACGGAATTCAAACTTCAAAAGTGATGTATCATTTAAAGGCGCAACTGTTCAAGAAATGCTACAAACCGGTGAAAAAAGTTTACAAGCAGTGATCAATCAACGACTCCAGCAGATGAAAACTGACGGATTATTGAAAGTTCCAGACGAGGTGGTTATATTATTTCCAACTAACCCGGCATCGTCTGCCAGTGCTGCCGCATCGTCTTCAAACACTGAATCAAAAGGGTCAGCAACTACTAGCGCACCCTCAGGTGGAGGAGGAGGCAAAGGTGAATTACTTAAAAAGTTAGGGATAGCTGAAAGTAAAATTAATAAAACACTAGTACAGCCCGACGGTGAATGTAATGCTTTAGGAAAAGCAAGTATGGGATTTGGCCTTGATAAAAAGGGTGATCCTGCATTTGGTAACGAAAGTAAACAATGGGACGGTAAAAATAAAGTATGGGCCCGCGGCAACTCCACTGGCAATATTAAAGAAGGCGAATTTAGATTTAGTCAAGATACTAATATTGTAAATGCTATTAATCAAGTGCTGATCAGTAGTAATTATCCATCAGAAACATTAGATCCTGGAAAACTTAGCCCAGAAGGTATGCGAGATTGGTGGATCATTGATGTTCAAACGTATCCGATCGACACAGATGAAAATGATGATTCTACTGGTAAAAAACCCAGCTTGTTTGTGTATAGAGTAATGCCTTATAAAGTTAGCACAGCATCTACTAATCCTCCAAATACTGCTCCTCCTGGAATTAAAAACTTAAAAAAACAGGCGGTTAAAGAATATAATTATTTGTATACTGGAAAAAATACAGAAGTTTTAAAATTTGATATCGAATTTAATTTAAGTTTTTCAACATTAATGGCCGCTGACGGATTAAAAAGATCTCAGGATGTCCAATTAGGCGCAAATCAAGGATCGGCTGAAGTTAAGAAAAATATATTAGATCCACAACCAGACGGCCAAAAAGTAGCGGCATTAGCGGGAGTTACACCGACGTCTACAATATTTTCACTAACCTCGACTACAACTGATAGATTAGGTGGCGGCGGAGCAGACACTCAAGCAACCCGAGCGGCTCGTGTATTTCATGATGCAATTACCAAAGGGGTAGACATGATGAAATTGAATATGGAAATTTTTGGTGATCCATACTACATTGCGCAAAGCGGGATGGGCAATTATACTTCAAAACCGACGGCATTTCAAAATCTAAATCAAGACGGAACAGTTAATCATCAAAACGGCGAAGTTCATATATCGGTGAATTTTAGAACTCCGATCGACATTAATCAAGGAACCGGCTTGTATAATTTTGCTGGATCAACATCTGCCCCAGTAGTCCAATGGAGTGGATTGTATCGTGTAATAACAGTGATTAGTAAGTTTGAAGGCGGCCAGTTTAAACAAACATTAAGTGGCAACAGGGTACAGCAACAAGAAAATCCAAAACCCGGTACAGCAGCCAACACATTTACTACAAGTAACGCAAAACCAGATCCTAAGGATCCTTACGCAGTAGGCGGACCATAATATGGCAGGACTAGATGATCAGTCAACAGAAAAATCAGTAAACCCCGGCGACCAAGCCCCTCCCCGACCCGGCCCCTTCCTAGCAAAAGTTGTCGGAGTACTTGACCAAGAGTATATGGGAGGACTAACGGTCCAATTAATGAAACCGGGCGGCAATGATGCGGTTGACGGGCAGACAATCCCAGTCAAAATGCTAACCCCGTTTTATGGTACCACAGGTGTTGGTAATGTAGGAGCCGATCCTAACGACTATAACAATACACAAAAAAGTTACGGCATGTGGTTTGTACCGCCAGATGTAGGAACAATCGTTCTAGTATTTTTTATTGATGGAAATCCAAAGTACGGATACTGGATGGGGTGTGCGCTCGATGACAGTATGAACTTTATGTTGCCGGGCATAGCCGCAACAGAAGCAGTTGTTGAGGGTGGTGGACGACTTCCTGTAGCCGAATATAACAAAAAATTAAACGAGCAAACATGTGTAGATACAACCAAAGTTAAAAAACCAAAACACCCTTTTGCTTCAGTGTTAGAAATACAGGGACTAGTAAAAGATGACGTTCGCGGGATCACAACAAGTAGTGCCCGCAGAGATATTCCTAGCGCAGTCTTTGGTATATCAACCCCTGGCCCGCTTGATAAGACTCCGGGTTCAAAAACAGGTGATGTTGGTGTAAAAGATAATGTACAAAAAGGAGTTCCAGTTAGCAGATTAGGCGGCACTACCTTTGTGATGGACGACGGCGATGATAAATTTTTACGTAAAACAAAAGCTAGCGATGGTCCACCAGAGTATACCGCAGTAGAGCAAGGCGAAACTGGCGGTGATGTAAAAATACCGCACAACGAATTAGTTCGTATTCGAACTAGAACTGGCCACCAAATTTTACTACACAATAGCGAAGATTTAATTTATATAGGAAATGCGCGAGGCACGACCTGGATAGAGTTGACCAGCAACGGCAAAATTGACATCTACGCAGAGGATAGTATTAGCCTACATACTAAACAAGATTTTAATGTGACAGCTGATAGAGATATCAGCATGACTGCTAAAGGAAATATTAATCTTAATTCAACGGCGCTAACAAATTTGTCATCAACTGGTAATTTTAATATTAACTCAGCCGGTACAGCAAATATAACATCTACAGGAGCAGCCAACGTGAGTAGTGGTGCTGGTGTATTAGTTACTGGTACTAGAATTGACCTAAATGGCCCTGCGGCCGCCAAATCAATTAAAGCACCTAGGGCAGTTCGAATACCCCAAGCAGAACCGTGGAAGGGGCATGAGAATCTAGATCCTACAGCGTTTACTCCGGCCAAAACAAAAGCAGTAGTGCCGGCAGTCGGAGTAACCCCAAAAGACCCAGTAGAACCTACTCCGGCATCATTTGGAAAATATTCAACAGCCACTGATACATTTAGTAAAATTAAAGGAGCAGAGTAATGAGTTCAAACGGAAATTTATACACTAAAATAGCATTGCCAGCTGCCAATCGTGCCGAAGATATTCATCCTAAGATGTACAAGGGATTTAGTACGCTAAGTGCTGATACAGAAAATTATAGTTTATACGACTTATCTTTGATACAGCAAGATTTGTTAAATCATTTTAATGTTCGTCAAGGCGAGCGATTAATGAATCCTGCGTTTGGCACAATTATCTGGGACTTATTATTTGAACCACTAACTGAAGACCTCAAAGGATTAATTTTAGAAAACGTAAATCAGATTATCAATTATGATCCTCGAGTTAAAGCTGACAACGTTATTGTTACATCCTATGAAAGCGGAATACAAATTGAATGCTTTTTAACTTACCTGCCGTATAACATCAGCCAGAGTCTACAACTACGTTTTGACCAGGCAAACGGCCTGTTGGCAGCATAATATACGCAGATAATTTTATTCAATAAATACAAGATATAGGATAAATCATGAGTTCAACCGATAGACAAAATAGGTTATTAGTAGCTGAGGACTGGAAAAAAGTCTATCAGAGTTTCAGAAACGCAGACTTTCAGAGTTACGATTTTGAAAATCTTCGCAGGACCATGATCGATTATATCCGTCAAAATTATCCTGAAGATTACAACGACTACATTGAATCTAGCGAATACCTTGCCCTCATTGATCTTATCGCATTTATGGGGCAAAGTATTGCTTTCCGTGTTGACTTAAATGCTCGCGAAAATTTCTTAGAATTAGCAGAGCGTCGAGAATCAGTATTAAGATTAGCACGTATGTTGAGTTATAATGCTAAACGCAACGTGGCAGCTTCTGGTGTTTTAAAATTCTCATCAGTTCAAACTACTCAAAATGTCATTGACAGTAACGGTCGAAACTTATCAGGCCAAGTAATTGCGTGGAACGATGCGTCAAACGATAACTGGTACGATCAGTTTATTAAGATTATGAACGCGGCTATGGCGCCCACTCAACAATTTGGAAGCCCGTCTGACAAAGCAGATGTTTACGGAATTCCAACAGAGCAATATAGATTTAATGCGGCCAATAATGATGTGCCGGTATACGCATTTACTAAATCTGTTGGCGGTCGCAACATGAATTTTGAAATAACTAGCACTACATTTACCGGACAAAATTATATCTATGAGGAGCCGCCATCGGTTGGTAATAAGATGGCGTGTATATATCGTGATGACGGGCGCGGCCCGAGCAGTAGAGGATCGGGTTTCTTTTTAAATTTTACACAAGGTACTTTGAATCAAGGATCATTTACTATTACTCAACCAAGCTCAACAGAATCAGTTGACATTGATTCTACTAACATTAATAATAACGATGTATGGTTATATAAATTAAATCAAGCAGGAATTGAAACTGAAAAATGGTCAAAAGTTTCTAGTTTTGAAGGCAACAACATTATTTACAATAGCCTTAATAAAAAGATTAGAAATATTTATGGAGTAGTAACTAGAGCAGGAGATGCTATTAGTCTAACATTTAGCGATGGCATATTTGGAAATTTACCATTAGGTATATTTAGAGTATACTATCGAATCAGTAACGGGCTTGCGTACACTATCAATACTCAAGATATCCGTAGTGTAACAATTAATATTCCTTATTATTCTAGCTCTAATCAACAAGAAACATTGACCATTTCTTTAAGTCTAGCTACCTCTGTATCTAATGCGGATGTTTCAGAAACTAGCGACAGCATTAAAGCCAATGCTCCGCAAACATACTATACACAAAATAGAATGATTACAGGCGAGGACTATAATATTAGTCCGCTATCAGCAAGTACTCAAGTAGCAAAAGTAAAAGCAGTTAACCGAACAAGTAGCGGCATTAGTCGATATTTTGATCTAGTAGATCCAACAGGAAAATATAGTTCTACAAATCTATTTGCCACAGATGGTATCATTTATAATGAAAAATACAAATCGCAAACACGATTTAGTTATGCTAATAAAACAGATATTGAAGGCGTAATTTATAATAATGTTTTTGATATATTAACTAGAAAAAATTTACGTAATTTTTATTATTCAAACTTTAATAATTTTATCACATCCAGTCTTAATATTTCTTGGTTTAATCGTACAACCGATACTGGAATGTCATCTGGGTACATTGGCGCAACTGACGGCACTCCGTATAAAGTGGGTTCATACACTAGTACTGATTTAAAATATTTTACTTCTGGATCTTTAATTAAATTTATTCCACCGGCCGGCTATTATTTTAATACTAATAATAATAACTCATTGGTACTACAAACCGTGCCTGCTAGTCCCGGAACGAGCGCATACTTATGGGCAGAAGTTATATCGGTCGTAGACGACGGTACTGCGGTTGGTACTGGAACATTATCTACAGGGTTCGGCCCATTGATGTTGAATAGAGTAGTTCCTACAGATGCTACAATAACACAAATTCTGCCAAAGTGGAGAACAGTGATTGATAGTACAGTTATCACTACTATGATAGAATTAATCTTTGCTAACAAACCGTTCGGCCTAAGATATAGTAGTGTTACTCAAACATGGCAAATTGTATTCGAGTCAAATCTTGATATAGTATCTCAATTCAGTCTTGGTAAACAAGGTGACGTTTCTAATAAGCAACAAGACGCTAGTTGGTTATTGTTGTTTACTACTGATAACGAATATTATACTATTACTAGCCGTGAAGAACAATACATTTTTGAAAGTAACCAACAAATTAGATTTTACTTTGATAGTAGCAATAAAATTTATGATAGTCGTTCTAATTCAGTAGTTAAGGACAATATTAATATTCTGAGTGTTAATACACAACCGGGTGTTACTAGTCCGTTCACTCGTGATCAAGTATGGGATGTTGTTTCTGAGTTTATTGGTCTTGATGGATATATTGATACTAAAAAATTGATAGTATCATTTACTGATTCTGACGATAACAATGTTGTCGATGACCCTGAATTGTTTATGAATATAGTTGATCCACTAACAAACCCAACGACAAAATATATCCTACAAGAAAAATATTTAATTAGTCAAGGCCAAGAAGATTATAGATATATTACAAATACTGATAATAAAGTGATAGTGTTGCCAACAGATCCTAACGCATATGGTTCTTATGTTGACGGACAATATTTTTATTTCATTGATACTGATACTGTAAAAAAATTAAATGCGTCTACTGGCAAATTAACTACCAGTTTAGATTATAAAGTTTTTGTTGGCCGCGATAATCTAAAATTCCAATATACTCATAGTGCCGATTACGAATCAAGAGTTGATCCAGGATCAAGCAACATTATGGATGTATTTGTCCTAACAACGGGATATGATACTGCATTTAGGCAATGGTTGAACGGTGCTAATATAACAAAACCGTTAGCACCAAGCTCAGACGAATTATATAATACTGTTGCTCCATCGTTAAATTTAATTAAGTCAATTAGTGACGAAATTGTATATCATCCTGTAAGTTATAAAATTTTATTTGGCGCAACGGCTGATGAAGATGTTCAAGCAAGTTTTAAAATTGTAAAAAATGCTGGGCAAGTACTGACCGACAATGATGTTAAAGCTCGTGTTATCACAGCAATGAATCAATTTTTTGCTTTAGAAAATTGGGAATTTGGAGACACTTTCTATTTTACTGAGCTAGCAACATATATCGTAAATCAACTTGCCCCGGACATTAGTAATTTTGTCATTGTGCCTAGACAATCTGGTTTAAACTTTGGCAGCTTATTTGAAATTAAGTCAGCAACTGATCAAATTTTTATTAACGGAGCAACAGTTAACGATATTGAGATTATCTCCGGTATAACATCAAGCGCCATTAAATCAATAAGCGGCACAACAGTATCATCGACAGCGACTTCTCAACAAACAATTACAAGTTCAACATACGGATCAACAAATGGCTGATAGCATTAATCCAAATAAAAATAAAGTTTCTAGTTTTCTTCCAAGATTTTATAGATCGGATTCAAATAAGAAATTTACACAGGCTACCCTTGATCAATTAGTACAGCCCGGGACAGTTGATAAACTTAACGGTTTTGTTGGAAGAAAAAATGCTAAAGCAAGTACCGGTAAAGATATCTTTATTAAAGAGATTAGCGACCAACGGCAAAATTATCAATTAGAACCAGGAATGGTTATTAAAGATGCGTTAGATAATGTAACATTTTTTAAAGACTATATTGACTATATTAATCAACTTGATGTATTCGGTGGCAATGTTAAGAATCATGCCCGTTTAAATAAGCAAGAATTTTATTCATGGGATCCTCATATTGACTGGGATAAGTTTGTTAACTTTCAAAATTATTACTGGTTGCCATACGGCCCCGATGTAATCGCCATAGCCGGCCAGCAACAAAAAATTGAAAGTACATATACTGTTACTGTTGAAACAGAAGGTAATAGTTTTGAATATGTGTTTACTCCTAACGGGTTAACTCGAAATCCAACAATTAAATTATATAAAGGGCAAACTTATAAATTTGAAATTAATAGTCCCGGAAATCCGTTTAGTATTAAAACTGTTAGATCATTAGGCACATTAGACAGATATAAAACATTTGGATTAGATGGTGTTGCGGTTGAAAACGGTACAATTACCTTTACAGTCCCAACAGATGCCCCGGACGTATTATATTATGTGAGTGAATCAGATATTGATCTCGGCGGAGTATTCCAAATATTTTCAATAAATGAAAATACAAAAATTGATGTTGAACAAGAAATCATTGGTAAAAAGAATTACTCCCTAGCTAACGGCACTGCCCTTAGCAACGGAATGAAAGTAAAATTTATCGGCGGCGTAATGCCTTTATCATACGCTTCTGGTGAATATTATGTCGAAGGCGTAGGTACTGCTATTATTTTAATTAACGCATCAGAGCTGGCACTGATTAGCGCATACACTCAGTCTGAATCAATTTTATTTGATTCGACGCCGTTCGATAATATGCCGTTTAGTGATGCTACAGCATTTGCTGGTACTCCTGATTACATTGCGATCAATAGGGCTAGTCTAGATAAGAATCCATGGTCTCGTTATAATAGATGGTTTCATATTGATGTGGTTAATTCAAGTGCTGCATTTAATAATAAAATTCCCAGTCTTGATCAGAATGCTCGAGCAGTTCGACCAATTATTGAATTTGAACCGGGACTAAAATTATTTAATTTTGGACTTCAGTCGGTTGCTGATATCGATTTGATCGATACGTATACCACTGATGTATTTTCTACAATTGAAGGGTCGTTAGGGTATAACGTTGACGGAATACCGTTGGTTCAAGGCCAACGAGTATTGTTTACTGCCGACAGTGATGGGTTTGTAAATAATAAAATTTATAAAGTTGAGTTTATTGATGTATTGCATCTCAATACAGGTAGTCGACAAATACATCTTGTTTTAGAAACTGAACCAGCGTTACATAATGTTGTATTAGTTAAACAAGGTACATCGAATGTTGGTAAATCATATTGGTTTGACGGAAGTACCTGGATAGCCGGCCAACAAAAAACTATTTTAAATCAACCACCGTTGTTTGATATTGTTGATGATAACATTGTTAGTTATGGTGATACTAATGCGTACGAAGGTTCTACTTTTAAAGGAACTAAATTATTTTCATATAAGATTGGCACTGGCGCAGCCGATGGTAAATTAGGATTTCCGTTAACCTATAAGAATATTAGTAACATTGGCGATATTGTTTTTAATTTTAATATTTTAACAGACACATTTAGGTATAAAGATTTAGCGAATGTCATTGATAAAAATATTAACGTGGGATATCTTACCTTAATATCGCCTGAAACAAAAGCTATCAAATACGCCAACGGCTGGAAAACTTCCTTAGCAACACATAATCAAGCAGCCATCAGGATTTATAAAAATTCAAATTTAACAAACAATTTTGAAATTGATATATTTGATAACAAGGACGATTTAACAGACTTAGTAGTACGTTTATATGTTAACGGTCGCCGCCTTGATAAATCATTATGGACGATAGTAACAGGACCAGTTTATAAGAAAATAGTACTAACAACTGACATATCTATAGACGATGTGCTGACTATTAAGACATTTGCTAGACAACCAATCAACACTAAGGGTTACTACGAAACCCCGATTAATTTACAAAATAATCCATTAAATAATAATCTTGCTGATTTTACATTGGGCGAAGTTATTGATCATGTAAGCTCTATAGTTGATAATGTAGAAGCATTTGAAGGAAATTACCCAGGCGCAGGTAACCTTAGAGATTTAGGCGATATTACACCTTACGGCACCAAGTTTGTTCAACACAGCGGTCCAATGGGACTAGCGTTATATCATATTACTAATCAAGAAAATAATATTATTCGCGCAATCGAAAATGCTAAAAATGATTATAATAAATTCAAAAGGAATTTTATATCAATCATTGATTCTTTAGAAGTATATTCTACAGATGTAGTAACACAAGTTAACTTGATTTTACAAGCAATTAATAAAGACAAGCCTGCTAGTGTGGCATATTATTTTAGTGATATGCTAGGTTACAGTGCTAATCAATACAATGAGTATCCGGTAATTGATTATAGAATACAATCATATCCGTTAGTATCTACATTCAGCCTAACTAACTTATCAAATCAAGCAGTTTATATATACTTGAACGGAACACAGCTAGTATACAAAAAAGACTATACGTTTGACGGTCAAGGATTTGTAGTTATTAGTGCTACACTACATAATGACGACACTATTGGTATTTACGAATACGAAAATACTGACGGATGCTTTATTCCACAAACCCCTACTAAATTAGGAATCTGGCCAAGGTACGAGCCTAAAATCTATCTTGATACTAGTTTAGTAACACCGCGCACGATGATACAGGGACATGATGGTAGCCAAGTACTGGCCTATGGTGATTATCGTGACGATTTAATATTAGAATTAGAAAAAAGAATTTTTAATAATGTAAAAGTTGAGTATGACGCTAGCATTTTTGATATCAACGATTTTCTACCAAGTTATGTTAGAACCACTGAATATGACCTAACAGAATTTAACGAAGTGTTATCAACCCAATTTTATAAGTGGACTAGATTAATTGATAGAGATTTTACCAAACCATTAAGCTACGACAGAGAGAACAGTCTTACTTATAATTACCAAGGGCATACTGCGATTGACGGAAGGTCAGTTCCGGGATACTGGAGAGGTATATATCGTTGGATGCTAGACACTGACCGCCCTAATCTATGCCCCTGGGAAAGTTTAGGATTTACGATCCAGCCAGCATGGTGGGAGACCGTATACGGCCCGGCCCCTTACACCCGAGATAATTTAGTACTTTGGCAAGATTTAAGTCAAGGACTAGTAAAAGAACCAGGTAAGCCAGTAGTAATCTTAGAAAAATATGTTAGACCTTTCTTGGCTAATAGTATTCCTGTAGACGAAAACGGTAACATCTTAGGACCAATACTGTCAAATCTAGTTAACGGTCCGAATACTGTATCAATTAGTAATGATTTTGTTTTTGGAGATGTTAGTCCGATAGAAGCGGCATGGCGTAGAGGTAGCTACTATCCGTTTAGCTTTTTAATAACTGCCATGTTAACTGCTCCGGCAAAAACTTTTGGTTTACTATTGGATCGTTCAAGAGTTATTAGAAATTTAACCGGACAGCTAGTGTATAAAGATACTGGACTACGTATTCGACCAACCGACGTGGTACTGCCTAGTATATATTCTAGTACAACTAGAGTACAGACCGCAGGTGTAATCAACTATATTATTGATTATGTCCTTAGCGATAATTTAAGATCTTACACCGACTACTCGTATAATTTAAAGCATCTTAATATGCAGCTAAGTTATCGATTGGGTGCGTTTACTAGTAAAGAAAAATTTAACTTGCTGTTAGACAGTAAAACCCCTTCAAGCTCGGGTAGTGTTTTTGTCCCGCAAGAAGACTATAATATTATTTTAAATGTTAGTAGTCCTGTTAAAAAAATTACGTACAGCGGCGTCATTGTTACTAAATTACCAGACGGCTTTGAGGTCAAAGGCTACAGTCAAATACAACCATATTTTAAATATTTTCCATATATAAAAAATGGACCAACAATTAATATTGGAGGTATCTCAGAAAGTTTTTCAACGTGGACTGCTGGGGAACAATATGCTGTTGGCAAGGTTGTAAAATATAATAATCGTTACTACAGAGTAAAGGTTTTTCATGTATCGAGCAGTGTTTTTAATGAAGCATACGTTCAACCATTAGGCAGCTTACCAATTATTGGCGGTCAGGAGGCTGTGTTTAGAACAGAATGGGATATCTCTGTAGAAATTACAGTACCATACGGCACAAAATTTAGAACTATTCAAGAAACTGTTGATTTTATTATTGGATACGGCGAATGGTTAAAATCCCAAGGATTTATATTTGATGATTTTAATAATAACATTGCATTAATTACCAACTGGGAAACCAGTGCCAAAGAATTTTTATTCTGGACAACACAAAATTGGTCTTCAGGACAAGAAAAATGGGCTGAATGGACACCATTTACTACGACTGAATATCAAGAAATTATTCGTTATAATGGGGACTATTATCAAGCTATTCGCAAATCCGTATCAGAAAATTTATTCATAGAAGATGACTATGTAAAGCTAGACGGGTTAAGTACGGTTGGCAGCTCAGTAATATCATTAAGTCCGTCTGCTAGTAAAGTAACTTTTAGTATACCGTACTCAGTAGTAGACGATATTAAAAATCCGTTCCACGAATATGAAATTTTTAAAGTTGACGGATCGCCAATGCCGCCTCGACTAATTAATTCTTATAGAGAAGATAATGCTGTAAGTTATGCTTCTGTTACAACTGATGGTATTTTTGGCGCAACGTTTTTCTTAGTACAAAAAGAACAAGTGGTATTAATAAACAATTCTACAATGTTTAATGACACAATCTATAATCCAGAAAGTGGTTATAGACAGGAGCGTATTAAAGTAGCCGGATATGTAAGTACAAACTGGTTTGGAGGATTTGATGTTCCTGGCTTTATCTTCGACCAAGCAAATATTCAAGTATGGTCCTCATGGACAGATTATGCGCTAGGCGACATCATTAAGTATAAAGAATTTTATTATAGCGCCAATCAATTTACACCGGGTACAGAAACCTTTATACCGAGTAACTGGATCAAATTAGATACCAAGCCGACTCCTCGATTAATACCTAACTGGACATATAAGGCTTCACAATTTGAAGACTTCTATAGCCTAGACAGCGACAATTTTGACATCGGCCAACAACGGGCTGCACAGCATTTAATTGGGTACCAAAAGCGCCAATATCTTGAAAACATTATTAAAGATGATGTTAGTGAATACAAATTTTATCAAGGTATGATTATTGAAAAAGGTACACAAAACGTTCTTAACAAATTGTTTGACGTATTAAGTGCCGAAGGGCAAGAAAGTATAGTATTTGACGAAGAATGGGCAGTGCGTGTTGGACAATACGGTGCCAGTGCTGCCTTTGAAAACATTGAATTTATATTACCGGAGAGCTTGTTTAAAAACAATCCTCAAGGTTTTGAACTGGCAAACAGTACTGATACTGTATCGCAGGACTTTATTATTCGCCAAACACCAAATGATGTTTATTTAAAACCATTAGGTTATAATAATAATCCATGGCCTGTTGTTAAAAACTACACTCCGTATTTAAGGACCCCTGGGTATGTTCGTCAACATGAAGTTACTGAGGTACTAATAACTCTTGACGATATTGTTAACAGTGACATTGATAAGATTAATAACGGTGACTACATTTGGTGCGGGTTTGAAGGCCGTGAATGGAATGTATACAAGTATGTACCTTCTAATTTCACAGTATTAAATGTAACATATGATCCCGGTAGCAGTGAATTATTTTTAGAAACTGACGCCCTTGTAAAATTACGACCTGGGGAATATATTGGTATTGAAGGCGACAAAAATCTCCGGGGCATCGAACAAATCACATTTAAAGGATTTTATAAAGTTATTCGTTTAGAATTAAATGTAGTAGTACTGTCAGCATCTCTTAAGTCAGCTCCAAATTTTGCTCCTAATTTAATTATACCAGTATTTGTACTACAATCTCAACGGGTATCGAGTATTGACACGGCTGATTCTATAATTACATCTCAACCAACCAATGGCGACTTGTTATGGACTGACAATTCCGGTGACGGAAAATGGGCTACTTGGAAATTTAATAATGTATACAAATCTACACAGATTGCCGGTTACCTACCAACTAAGGGATTAGAATTTGGTCGAACTATTGCGGTAAACAAAGGCGGTAATTTATCAGCAATATCTTCAGGTAACGGCGATGTTTTAATTTATAGTAAATCGGTACCCGGCGTGCCTTGGTCTACAACTCAAAGAATTAGCAAACCGTTCACATCGTTAGGATTAGATATTTGGTCGTCTGAAGTATCCTATGCACAAGGTACTATTGTATTTTATGTTAATGGATGGTATCAAGCTAATGACATTGTTCCAGCAAGGGTTACCCCACCGAGTAGCGTTGCCCATTGGACTAAAATTTACTTTTCAGATGTTGTAGCATTATCTCCAGACGGTACATGGCTTGCCGTTGGAAGTCCGTCGGCTAGTAATGTGTCAGTGTCAACCACAATATCTGAACTTATTACAGTTAACAGATCCGGGACACCATCTGAATTGACCAATCAAGGGGTTGTATCTTTATACAAAAAAAATAATGCTGACTTATTTTCTTTGGTCGATACATTCACTAGTCCATCTTCAGTTGATAATGAAAAATTTGGATCAAATCTAGTTTTTGGTGATAATGTATTATTTGTTGGAGCGATTGGTCGAAATAACAATGCTGGTCGAGTTTATCAGTTAAACTACACAGCCGTACCCTATGCTACTGTTTTGTATAACCCAATCGGTAGTATTGATGCTACGATTAAAACAACAATACCTGTTGGTACCGTAGAAGTAGGCATGACAATTGTTGGCACTGGATTTACTA